AGCTGATGCTTTTGCCTCAATAATTACAGATTCAGGTTTCCAATAATCGTATTGTTCAAGGGCCAATCTACGTAATTCAGGGAACTCGTATCTACCTTTGATGGCATCTAAAAGTATAAGATTGGCCCCACTATCTTCGTCAGGATAAAATATACCCCAAGTCGTTATAGCACTGTAGTCTGCTGTTTCTTTTTTAAGAAACGCTGTATCGTAAGATTGTATGACGTGTTGCAGCTGTGGTATGTCTTCTGATGTATAAGTTCTCCACCACTCACGTTTTAATATCGCTCCTTCTTCTGCTGTAGGGTTTTGCATCCACTGTGCATTCCATTTAGCAACGGGCAGTGTTGCTTGTACTTTCTCTAGCTCGTCTAATTTCCAATACTCAGGCCATACTGGTTTTGGTTTTGATCCGTGATCCATGATTGCTGGAAACTCGACCACGTGCCATTGATCAGCTTTTGCTTCTGTCTGGTTCTTGATTAACATACCTGTCAAATCTTTCTGACTCCAACGAGTCATGACTAAAACTATTTTACCGCCTGGTTGTAAACGCTGACGTGGACCTGATGTATACCACTCGTAGGCTGACTCTAGTGCTGTCTTGGACATTGCATCTTGCTCGGAGTGCGGGTCATCAATGATTAATAGATCTGCACCACGACCCGTGATCGCACCACCAACACCAGCTGCGAAGTATTCACCACCATCTGATGTTTCCCAACGTCCTGCTGCTTTACTATCTTCTTGTAATCTTGTTTTAAAAATTTTTGTATAATCTGTAGAGTCGATTAGGTTTTTTGCTTTACGACCAAATCTGATTGCAAGTTCTGCCGTGTGGGTTGCTTGAATAATCTTGAGCTTTGGATCACGGCCCACCATCCATGCTGGTAGCAGATATGATGCAAATTCTGATTTTGTATGCCTAGGCGGCATATTAATTATTAGACGGTTTATTTCACCCGTGGCTAATTTATTAAATTTATCTGCAATGTGTCTGTGGTGGGACCCCTCTACAAAATCTGGCCACACACATTTTACAAAAGATAGAAAATCTAATTTAGCCTTATTCTGTATCTTTTTTTCTGCATGTAACACTTGAAGTTGTCTGAAGGTCTTCCTGACATCTGCAGGTAATTTTTCTATATTTACCTTATTCAAGTCCATGGTACCAATAAGTTTTCAGTATACACAAATGTGTAAATTAAGCAATACAACCTAGAGTAGTGGGACCCCTTTTTGCAAAAAGGGGGGTCCCCCCTTGTTTAATATTAATAATTTAAGATTTAATTGGGACCCCTGGGCGCGCTAGCGCCCAGGGCAGAAAGGTTAAGCCGCCCAACGCTTGAGCGCTTTTGCCTTGATCAAGATTGCAGGACCAACAACAAAGTCGTCGTATCCAAATGCATATTTATCTTTAGTAAATGTTTCACGCCATAACCCTGTCGCTATTTCATTTAATGGTAAGTTCATTAACTTACCCTCTTCATTTATAATTAAGTAATCACCGTTAGGAAATGTAATACCCTCTACATATCCACCTACAAACTCTTGAGCCTCTTCTAATGTAGGCTCATACTTTGACTCGGTGATTAACTTAAATTTGTTTTGTACGTCTGTCATATTTATCCTTTCTAGGATTATCCTACTACATCTTCAGTAGGTCTGTCAACTATTTCTTTTGAGATGTAAGTATGTGGACGTCTTTCAAGTTGCCCATTATCTCCATAGCTATAAGTAGAACCCTCGCGTTCTACTTTTTTAACCTCTATTGGAGTTTCTAAAGGCTCGGTCCTTGGTGCAATCGCAATGACTTGTTGCCAATGTTTATAAAAGAAATCAGTATAACAACCTTGACTACAGAACACAGACCAAACAGTATCCTTATTCCAATTGTTCTCAGTTATTTTTCTAGTTCTCAAAACCTTGTTGCCCTTAACACCTCTAATTCTATCCTGAGTCCTATTAGTATGACACTTAGGACCATGACACCATTGATAAGTCATATCACACCCCCAACTTTTAATATTACTATTGGAAGTACAATTGCCATGATACATATCATGGCAATAGCTATATTTAGTCCTGTATTCATTAGTGCCTCACTTTCCACGCAGTAGTCGCAGTTCTATATCCATGTGCGTCTAAATCATAATAGACATAGTAAGGTACACCTTTTTTTGATGTGCCATACCTAGACTTGTCATCATGTTTGCCTTGTCTAGTGATGTGTTTCTTATCCTTGTTTGAATAGTAAGTTATGTAAAATGTTTTCATATGTTTTATTTATCCTTTCTACTAGGGACAATACAGGATTGTCCCTAGTTTGTCAACCACTAATTTACAGAAACATTTTGTTGATTTCTAAACATAGCGATTTTTTCCTCTCTAGTCATCTCGACCTTATCTTCTAAAAGACTAGCCAAATTCTCAGGACTATAAACTGATAATGCAAGACTACTACTTTCGTTCAATACACTTTCATTTAAAGCTATGCCTAACTTATCAGCAAGAGATTTTGCTTGGTCGAAATATCTATAAGACTTTAAACCTAATCTTAACTTTTTCATTTTATCTTCAACGTAGTCAAAGATTTTTTCATGGCATAAGATTACATTTTCTTTTGCGTCATTAAATTGTTTCAATACATTAAATGTATCTTCATCAACTTTAAATTGTCTTGTATGACAATAAGAAGATCCAACAACCCATAAATTAAAATCTGATTTCCATTCTGCTCTTGGAGTAATTACAGATTTATCATCATTGGAAGAAGTATTGTAGCCAAGATATTTTTCACACGCAGTTTCACACTCGTAATATCTTGGGTTTCTTCTATCTTCTCTACCCCAACGATAGTAATGGTCAGGATCAAGATTTTTTGCTTTCATGTCATCACGATAATAAGCTAAACCAAACTTACGACCTAAACCAAATTTAACATGGCAAGTATCATAATCATTATGTTCGGTGCCATCATCATCTACTCTTGTGTAGTCATGTCTAAAGGTAAAACAATTATCTTCAAACAATTCCCCACCTGACCTATCATACTTTTTTATCATTGATCTGATAGTGTCAACATCTTCTTGTGGTTGTTGTGATCTTACAATTTTTTCAATCAAAATTTTCATTTGTGATCTGAAACTATTATAAGTTTCTTTTGCCTCGTTATATTTTTTTATAACAGGGCTATCTTCTCTTTCAAAGTGAGATTGAAAAACATTTGCTATTGCAGTTCTCTTTTCACTATTAAGAGTTATTCTTTTTTGTTTTTGCATATTTATATTTCCTTTCATAAAATTCTTTTATATCTTGACAATAGGATTGTCAAGTATTATATTGGATCTGTCAGCCTCATTTGTAGGTTTATCGCTGAATAAAACTATAAACCTTCTGCAACTTGTGGTTGTGCTTCACACCGCAACAATAGTTCGCCGTCTTGGCACAACCTACAGTTGTATGGCAGTTTAGAATAATTCTAAACTAGATAGTCCTGGTATAGTGTAGCCAGAAAGGATAACATATGAAAAAATTAAAAGATGAATTTAGACCTGGCGGCGCAAGACGCCAGCACATCCTGGACAAGGCTGTAGATTATTTGGCCAATGGCCCAGGGCTCCAGAACGACAAAATGCATTTTTGTCTTAACAACCTGGAGATGTCAATGCCAGAATATTTGACAGCCTTAGACAAGGCAGTCAGTGCAGCTGGCCCAGATGGTGAGGGCTGGTGAAGAGAATTAGAAAAAATAATTTATTGCCATGGTTTACTGATGACCATGGCACGCTGCCAGCAAGCTATCTTCGCAGTTGTAAAAAATTTTTTAAAAGCCTGAAGCCGCAAGCCACAAGCAGCAAGCAGCAAGCGCCAAGCAACAAGCACTTGACATTGCCAGAATAAAGGATTATATAGGATATATGTTAAAGAAAGAATTAGAAAAAATAGTTGGAGGTTTAAGTAAACCTTCTAAGATGCCAGGGCCAGCGTATAACCTGCCCGCATACAAATGCATCACTGGCCAGAAGCTGGCGCAGGTGAAGGGCTCAGTCTGCTATGGCTGCTACGCTCTGAAAGGCCGTTACAGGTTCAGGCCCGTTAAGTCTGCGATGGAACGAAGGCTTGAAGCTCTTCAGCATCCAGACTGGGTTGATGCAATGATTCAGTTGATCAAACCGCATAAAGAATTTAGATGGCACGATTCTGGCGATATACAATCGCTGGAGCACTTACAGAATATTTTTAGAGTTTGCAAAGCAACGCCAGATACCAAGCACTGGTTGCCAACACGTGAGGCTCAGATCCTGAAGCGTGTCAAAGTTAACGAAGTACCCCGTAACCTGGTGATAAGGTTCAGCTCTCATATGGTTGACCAGGGCCCAGTATCCTTTTGGCCGTGGACATCCACGGTTACCACTGACGGGCAGCACAGCTGCCCGTCATCAAAGCAAGGCAATAAATGTTTAGATTGCAGGGCATGCTGGGACCGTGATATAAGAAATATAAGTTACGGTAAACATTAATGTGGCATCACCCAAAATATTATAAAGAATTACGTAAGCGTAATAAATCTGATCAGGCCATTAGTTTGAGAGAGTCGGAGACGTCCGCTGGAGAACGTGCGCCTGGTCAGGGCCAAAGCAGCAAGCGTCAAGCGGCAACAGGCCCAGGCGCCAAGCCCCAAGCTGCAAGCTCCAAGCTTCAAGCGCCAAGCTTAGAAAGCATCAAGCCGCAAGCGTCAAGCCCCAAGCAACAAGCTTCAAGCGCCAAGCCACAAGCTTCAAGCTCCAAGATTCTTGAACCACGGTAAAGTTTCACGGTGCCCGAACCGAGGGCCTCAATGCAGATGAAGGTGTTGTGTGGGTGCTTCACATGGAAGGCTATTTGGTGAGGTGAAAAGCGAACCTTGTTACCCTTTGTGACTTTGAGTTCTACTGTGAAAAAGGTGCCGAAAACATTGCACCCCAGTAAATCAGGAGTGCCATGTAGGCTATTGTTTTCAAGTCGAATCCAACTAATATTCGTAATTCTTTTACGAATTTTTTCATAAAATTTTCTCTCAGGTTTCAAGGTAACTAGGGTGTCTAATCTGGGGTGTTAGGCGCGATAATTAGCTTTTCTTTTGTTGGTTTAAATACAACACGAATAGAAGTTTGTCCAATAATATTTGAGTCTTGTACTTCAATTCTTTTGATTTCTTCTAAGTGTCCATTCATCTGCATGTACACTTTGGCATTAGACACTGCGTTGCCTCTCTTGCCGTTCGTGAATTGATCAAGGTACTCTTGTAAGTGCTTTACGAACATTCTTTAACTCCTCTCTTAACTCACCATTTAATTTTTTGTGAGCTTCATTTATTTCTTCCAACTCTCTAACTCTTAGCTGCAGCTTTTCTATCTGCACTTCTAAATCATGAGAACCTCTATCATCCTTATATACTTTCATGATTGACAATATAGGATAGTTACCTTAAATTGTCAATCATGGGACTACCGAAAAGATTAACAGAAATGCAAAAGAGATTTGCCGAGCTACTTGTGTTTGGTGATGAGACTGGACCACTTACACAAACAGAGGCAGCTATCAAAGCAGGCTACTCTGAGAAGAGAGCACGTCAAGAAGGTTCTGAACTTACAAATCCAAAACACTCACCGCTCGTTGTAAAATACATTGGTGAACTACGAGAAGAAAGAATTAGAAAACACGAAGTGACATACGAGAATCACATCGCAGAACTTGGTAGACTTAGAGAGGCAGCTCTTCGTAAGGGTTCTTTCTCTTCTGCTGTAAACGCTGAAACAAATCGAGGAAAGGCAGCAGGACTATACATAGACAGAAAAATAATAAAAACTGGTAAATTAGAAGATATGTCAGAACAAGAGTTAGAAGCAAAGATGAAACAAATTTTAGACGATTACTCACAAATAATAGACGTTACCCCAACTTCTGAATCTTCTTTACCCAAGCCCGAGGAATCATCGTCCGATCCCCAAAAGTAATACTATCTTCATCTTGATCGTAAGATGCAAAAAGTTTTATTGAATCTTTATCTTTAGAATACAACCAACCTTCATTAACAGGTTTAGCTAACTTCATTTTATCAAACTCTTTCTCAGTAGCCCAGCCCGAATCGCTCACACAGTCGATCCACTCCACTCGGACTTTTGGATAAGGTATGTCGGGAGTTCCAATTGAGGCAACAGCTTTTCTTCTTTTCCTAGGCATGATTTCTTATAATACAGGTCTCCGATACTTAACAGATGTTTTTGTGCCTCTCCAGAAATTTCAGGAAATTTTTTAAAAAGGGTATCGGAGGTATCGGAACCGCATAAAACCTTGCTTTTAGGTATCGGAAGGGTATCGGAAAACGTGTTTTAGGTATCGGAAAATAGGGCTTGGGTATCGTAACTTTGGCCATTTTTTAGAATCGTTCTAAAGAACAGACCATCTTCCGATACCCTAGGTATCGGATCCGATACCCGTCCGACACCTATAACACAGTGCCTGTTGCCTCATTCTTGCCATAATGTAGCTCCATTACTGCCAACTTGTCTTCAGCTTCAGCCATTTTAATTAGCAGTGTATCTATCTCGGCTGTGATATCTGGATGTTCAGGTATGATAATTTCCTGATCACTGTAGCATTTAATTTTGTACTTACAGTCTTCTATCACTGCTTGATACTTAGCCACC